TGAGGCGCAATTCAAGATGATAGAAGAGTTTTGTCTTGAAAAGAAGATAGATGTATTTTGCGTAGACCCTCTTGCTAATCTCACGACGTCACCTGAGACCAATGAAATATTTAGAACGCTAACAAAAAGAATAAGCGAGTTAGCGAGTAATTGTAACTTGAGTGTAGAGATTGTTCACCATACGCGAAAAGGTGTGCAAGGTATGGAAACTAATGTCGAAAGCGCAAGGGGTGGTTCTTCTCTAATTGCAGCCGTTAGAAGTGCAAGAGTGTTGAGTCCTATGACAAAGGAAGAAGCGGAAAAATGTGGTTTAGAGACTCATGTAAATCACTTTCGGATGGAGTTGGGTAAAAGCAATTTAGCAAGACCGATAGATAAAGCGGTGTGGTTTCAAAGAGTGGGGCATGATCTGGATAATGGAGATCAAGTAGCGGTGTTAAATCGGTGGGAAATGCCTGATATGTTTAGTGGAATGTCTATAGATTTGGGGCGTAAAATACAACGTCGTATTGAAAGCGAAAGACCAAAGCAAAGTCCAAGGGCTGATAATTGGGGGGGTAAAATCGTGATTGAAATGATGGAATTAGATATAACAGAAAGCGATAAGTTTGCACGATTAAAAGCAACGCAGATATTAAAAGAATGGGTGAGGACTGATGTATTAAGGATATATGAGGACTATGACAAGAGGTCAGGTAGGACGGTAAAATTCTATTGTGAAGGGGGTAAAGTGCTGTCTGAGTAGACACACCATCTCAACCCCTCAAAAAAGGGGTTGAAGTGGTGTGTAAAGGGTTTAGGTTTCTTTAGAAGTAAGAACGAAAAAAGCAGCTTCTGCGTTAGGGGTAAAAAGCCACTTTTTTTCCTTCTTCATCATTTCATTTAAAAAGTCGCATAACTCGAAATGTGACATAGGCTTAATTGTTTGGTCTTTGTAATTTATAACGTGTATTTCGCTATCTATATTTTTATCTTGTTTTGTCATTGCTGCGCCTCCTTCCATCCAAATAAGTGTCCTTCTGCATCTTGAATTTGTGTAATGTCCATCATCAACGTATCTTCTTCGTTTATTGATAGGCTTTCATTAGGGTTTAAAACATAGACTTTGTGACCATTATTAAACGCTGTAATTGCTTGGCTTAAATCGTAGGTCTGTTTAAAAGATTTTTGTTTATGCTTTTGTGACCAGTCAAAACGTACAAGAGCCGTTTCAAAATCTTCTTCCAGTATACGAATATTAAGACCGTTTAATGTGCCTTGGTCATCGCTAAACATAGAGTTAAGTAACTCTTTAAATTGCTCTTTGTTCATTGCTGCACCTCCAGTCTGATTATATTTGCTATAAGTTTTGTTTTAACATCGCGCTCTTTTAATAGATTATGCAGCCAATTTATGTCTTGTTGTTGTGACTTCTTAGCTCTTGCATTTCCAGAATAATAATCGCGCATTTTTTCGTGATATCTTATTTGGTGTAAAATATCATTTATAGGTGAGGTTGTGGGGTCAATTCTCATTGCTGCACCTCCTTTCTTGAAGATCTAAGGTAAACTATGGAGTTAAGACCCTCACCCCTAGCAAATAGCCATTTTGCTGTTTTATGATTAGAGGCGCGAATATAAGCACCGTTCGATGTGCCAACGTAATAAACCCAAAATAAGGGTTGATTGTCATATTTACATGTGTAGCTCATAGCGTCACCTCGTTAGCTAGTTTTTCGCTAATGTGTTGGTTAATGCGCAGCATTTCTACAAAGTCGCAAAACTCAACTCTAATTGTGGTGTTATATTCGTTCTGCGTTTTGCCTTTGACATAGTGTTTAAAATGTTCGTTACCTTGCCAAAAGGCTTTCCTTACTTGGGCTTGTGTTGTAAAATCATATTCCATTACGCTATCTCAAGAGTGCGGATAGTTTCCTCTAAGGCGTACCATGCAAGAGCGTTCAAGATCTGCGTTTCATCGTCCTCACTAGCCTTGTTGTAAATTACGTCTGCAATCTCATGCGGTGAATATTTATCGTCTTTTAGGCAATTAAATTCTGACACCATTTCAAAGGCGCAATTATAACCAAACTCTGAGGCTTGATCTTTTAATAATGAATAGATGTCATCCATGTTGTTTCGTGCAAATTTAGTTGTCTCTGAATAGTATATAAAGCCACCAACACCACCAGAAGCACCGCAACTTTCAATAGTGTCTTTTGCGTACTCTATAGACTCATCATCACCGCCCAATTGTTCGATAACTGCATTTTTTAATCTTTCATTTACCATGTTTTATATCCTTCTTAAGTAGTTATTTTATACTTATTTATACTTATTTACACCATATATAACCTTTATGCAAGCACTAAATGTATATATTATACAATTATTATGCAATTGTGAGGATGGTATGAGCGATTTAAAGAAAGATTATGAGGAGCTTTTTAAGCTTAAACCGATAACAAAAGATGAAAGAATGAAGCAGTTAAGGGTTCTAAAACCTGAGACAAAAGAGAAATTGAGGGCAATGAAAAGGAGACTTAAGGATGGAAGTTACCACGATAAAAAGCAATGAAAAGCAGTATTTCCACAGTGTTGAAAACATCAAAATACAATCACACAGTAAAGAGCAGTAAACCCCTTTAGGGGTTTACTGCTTTTAGTGTGGAATTGATGTGGAGGAGGTGGAGAGCTTCCACAACGTATTTTTACCACAACATTAGAGAGGTGAGTCATGAATATTAAATATGCAGAATTAATTGCGGAAGTTGGAAAGCTAATTGGAGAGCGCGGAAAGTCGTATGGTGAACCGTTGGCGAATATGGAAGATATCGCGCAGTTTTTTAATTTGTATCTGAAGGACAAGAAATCAATTGAGGCGGTGGACATTCCCGTTTTAATGATTTTGGTTAAGGTGGCGCGGTTGATGAAAACTCCATTCCACGATGACAGCGCAAAAGATGTTATTGGTTACGGTGGAATATTACGAGGCATTATTAAAAATGGAAAAGCCAAATAAATTTATTTTGCAGCATGCAGAGTATGAGCAAAGGCGCATTAAGAAGGGTGAGGCTAAAGTATTTGTCAATCTTGCGTCAACGCCTTTTCATAGGGCATACGCAAGAGGCACAATATCAACAGCACAATTTGAGAGTGCCAAGGAATATGAGAAAAGATATTTGGCGTATTGGCATCGTGGAGGGCAGCGAAATATTTTAGACACTAGTGTCAGGGGTTCGTCTATTGATGCAGAGTCGCAACAAGAAGCAGCATTGAGAGCTCGTGAACGACTGGAGGAGGTAGAGGGGGCAATGGTGGAAGCTGAGAGGGATATAGTGCAAAGTGTGGTTGTAAATCATGAGGCTATTGGGGAAAATAGCTTAAGGCGTAGGCGGTTTAGATTGCTGCTGAATGGGCTTGATAATATAGCAAAGGTCTTGCGGTTGTCGTAATTTTTACTTTTTAGGGCTGTTTTTTTATTTGCAAAGTGTGAGTTGTTGTGGGTTAAATGTGTATAATCTGCCATTTTTGGCAGTAAATTATAATCTCCAATGTAAATAATTGTAAAGATTAATAAAACAGTTTAAAAACACTATGCTTGATATTACAGAAAAGAAGGGCAACAGAAACGGCCGTGTCCCTGGTTCAGGTTCAGGGCAGCAGCTTGTCAAGATTATTCGCAAGGAATTGACTGGGGCGTTTTCAGAATTAGCCAGAAGAAAGAAGCCTTTACACCTTTTGCTTGCCGACCAAATTGAGGTCGATGCATCTAAGACATTGAATTTAATGGGTAAATTCCTACCGCAACAGCTTAATATGGATAGCTTCGGGAGTGAATTTAAGCTAGCTCTTGAGGACGTTGCCACCAGAATAGCAGAGCAAAACACGTTATTAAAAGAGCAAAACGACAAGACCATAGATGTTAAGCCAGAGGATAAACAGAAAATAACATAAGATCGATTATGCGCCTAGTTGCCTTATTATCTAACAAAAACAATAACTTAACTTTTTGCAAATAATTATATTACAGTAATTTACGACAAAACCACAACATATAGTACCCAGAAAGCAGATTTTTATACCGATTTTGTAATCTACAGATACACCCCCCCCCACGCAAAAATATACGGGGGCATGTGTGTATTTGTATACCCCCACATTGACTCACACCCTTCCAGATCAGCGCACATGAGTCACTGTACCTGTAACGAGTATACTTTTTTCATTGACTATCCTTCAAACTGCCATGACCCCCCCTAGGGGGTTGTGGCTCTTTCTACCACCCATAGGCGAAAAAAAATTATGAGCGACATGTCCGACACCCTCCTCGCTCTACGCAAAGACCCTGTTTTATTTGTGACTACATGCCTAAACGTAAAGCCTCAGAAATGGCAAGAAGAAGCCCTTCACGCAATAGCCACAAAGCCACGAGTCGCAATCAGAAGCTCACATGGCGTAGGCAAAACAGCCTTTCTGTCATGGGTTATCCTCTGGCTCTTACTCACGCGCGTCCCTTGCAAAGTACCCTGTACTGCCAACTCTGCGAACCAGCTAGAGCAAGTCCTCTGGAGTGAACTACAGAAATGGGCAAAACGCCTCCCCACAGGCTTTCAGAAGGAACTTGTTTTTGCGTCTGATAAAATAACGCTAAAGAATGTGAAAGAGTCCTTTGCCGTTGCACGTACAGCACGTAGAGACTCCCCAGAAGCCCTACAGGGTTTTCATGGTACACCTGAAGTTGATGGCTCACTCTCCTTCATTGTTGAGGAAGCATCAGGAGTGCCTGATATTGTTTTTGAAGTAGCGCAAGGCGCAATGTCCACCGAAGGCTCAAAGACAGTAATGGTGGGAAACCCCACCTCTGCCACGGGTTATTTTGCCGATGCCTTTGGAAAAAATGCTGACAGATGGCATACAATGACTGTGTCTTGTTATGACTCGGAGATGGTATCGAAAGACTGGATAGAGGACATGAAACGCCAATATGGTGAAGACTCCAATATCTTTCGCATACGTTGTTTGGGTCTTCCCCCCTTACAAGATGACGATACGATAATACCAATACATCTTCTCGAAGACGCAATAAAGAGAGAGGTAGAACCACAAGAAGTACAGCCTATATGGGGCGTGGATATATCACGCTTTGGCTCTGATCGCTCTGCCCTCGCCAAACGCAAAGGCAATGTTTTACTTGAGCCTATTAAGAACTGGTCACAGAAAGACCTCATGGAGACAGTGGGTATTATTCTTGCTGAATATGAGTCTGTACCCTATGAC